TATTACCTTTATGCTCACCATTTGGTGTAATTTCGAACGAAAGATTGTTCTCAAAGAAAACATCAGGTAACGTACCTACCGGCTCAGTTTCAAAAACAAATGTTGACTCAGCTCTAAGTATTTCAAAATTTACTTCAAGTGAAGAATTTTTAGTTCCACATACAGGAGTACCTGAAACGTATAGTAATAACTGATTGCTAATAGTGTTTCTAAAGAACTGATAATAATTGGTACCTACAGAAGGTATTGGAAAAAGGTTTGGTAAGTATGATGAAGTTGTTGTTCCGGTAAGTAATGTGCTAATAAATACATTATTTATTGGACTTCCATCACTTGTGTATGGAATACCATCATCTAATATATTTTGTACATCATCTCCGATAAACCACTGATACATATCAGTATAGTTATTCTGAGATGTTAATGACTTTTCTAAAGTATAAATTCTTGTCTCACAGTTATTTCCACCGCCACCATCTTTTCCTCTCTTAAACTTAAATGTCATATTAATTATAGTTCCTTTTGGAACACTATAATCAACATAAAAACCCGGTGTAGCAGGATTAACTATATTCATTGGATAACCAAATGCAGGAGCTTGTGCAACAGCAACAGCACTAGGGACTCCATTTTCCCATGGTATTACACTTGATTTATTTCCGGCGTTTATAAATGAATTTTCAGAAAATATAGCATTAAAATCATTAGGTTTTATTTTTATGTATAATCCTGCAGGTATAGGTATATTTACACCCGGTGTTGAACTTGGAATTGCAATAAAATCGCTTGGTTGAGATTGTTTATCTAATACTGTTGCATATGCACAAGAATCAACAGGCCCTGATGAATCAGCCTTAACGATAAGTCTATCTCCTACATTTACCTTTCTTACATTCTCTCCTTCTAATAAAAAATAAGCAAAAGCTGTTTCAGGGTCAACAAAGAATATATTGCTAAAAATAGTCTCATATCCTTCTGCATCTGCTTTAATAACAAACTTATATCTTGTTGCCCAATATGGTGCAATTTGAGGTATTGGCTGAGTAGGTATAGTTACAATGATACTATTCTTATTAGAAGAATTACCGCACTTTACGTGTTCAGTATTAAATTGACTTGTCAATACAGTACTTGATCTACCATAATCATCCATATAAACAATACCAATCTCATAGTCACGATTACTATGTAAACTCTGAGTTTGAGATATAGCTTGAAATATACACTCAGCAGAATTTATCTTCATATACTCATAAACAGTATATGTAGGAGAAACGACATTATCTACATATGCAACAGCAGGAAACTGAAATGAAATAATATTTCCAACAGTATTTACAGCTGATACCAATAGGTTAGCAGTATTTATACCACTTGTATATTTAGTATATGTATTTAAGTTCTGAGACATAGAACAGTTAAATGCATCTGACAATGTCACACCATTGCAGGAGCTAGACATCGGCTGAATATTTAAAACATTACCAATTGCCTCTTGAAAAGAAGGATCCGATACCAAATCAGCTACTGATGCAAATGTTACAGGCAGATAATAATTAAATGAAATATCTACATTATTATTTATCTGAGTAGGATAAGGCGTGCTTCCTGTAAATCCCGAATGACTAAAAGAAAAGTCAATTGAAATATAAGAACCTTCTGTTAATGGTATTCCTGAAAGGTCAATATCTAAAACAGAATCAGCAACAGATTCAAATCCATCTATCGAATAATTTCCTGATTCTAATGTATTTGAAATTTCAGTAATACCTATTTCATCAGTTTTTAAAGCTGTAGAATATTGTAATTTTACCGTTTGCCCATCTTTATCAAGTAAGTCATATCCTTCCAAATAGTTACCATACATTAGGCGATTTCCCATAATTGTCTGAGCCTTAGCTAACAATGGAACATTGTCATATAATCTAAGTATCTCTGACTCAGGAAGAACGGTATATATCTTACTATTTGTAAAGTTATAAGTGTAGTCAGTATTGTCTGATAAACCAAGGTCTGACTTATCTAGCTTTTCAATGACTTTAATAACATTACTCTCCATTTCCTTGAAGAGCAAGTCAATACCAACTACTAATGGACCGCCTGTATTATAAGTTATAACAACAGAGTTAAATGAATTAACCATACCACCATTAAGGAAGCTGTCATTGTTGAAGTCAAATGGCTCAGGAATAAACGCAGGCTCAGTAAATTGTGATACTGCTGAATACTCATTGTTCTCATATCTGTAACGATATGCAAAACAAATAAATCTTTCAGTTAAAAAGTTCTCTTGACCCGGTACGTTTGTCAGTTGAATCTCAGGAGATGCAACAGGTGGCTTCTTGATGACAAGCGTAGATTCATTTGTAAATTGGTCTATGTTACCAATAGGATTAGCGTAGTTCTTATTGACGTTTATTACCCTTGGTTGATTGTAGTCATCAGAGAAAAATAATAAGTCGTCAATCTTATTGACAGCTGTAATTACATACTTCTCATTGAAGTTTAATGTGGTGTTTACTCCTCCACTATCATCAATACTGATGATGTGGTATGTTAGTATGTTGGTAAACACATTCATTGATACTATCAAGTCAAGCTTACCCGTAGCTCCAACAGGGAAGTTCGAGTCATGGACAAACCAATAAATTGTTTCATTGGCTCCGTCCTCAAACGCACCAATAGTTCGAGCATCATTACTTAGTGGCGTTCCATCAATATATACCAATGATGCAACTTTTAAGTTACCCTTGGTGTTCTCAATTGCACCAATCTCACTCAGCTCAGTTGAACCCATGCGCACATTTAGCGCATCAATATATTGGCCGTTAGGAATAAGTCGTTCATCAACGACTTTATTCATCTTACCTGCTGTAAAGTTTCTTGTAATTTTTGTCATATTACTTTATCCACTTATTCTGACCACGTAGGTTCATTAATAATCTACCCGGGTGAATGTTGCTTAATCTAATTTTTGCATTACGTAAAAGAGATGATTTATCTTTTTTAGCTCTAGCAATAATATATTCCTGAACACCAAGCTTTGAGTTTAATATCTCATATTGAATATATGCATATACGTACTTCTCAAACAACTTGTTAACCGTTACCAAACTATCGTCACCATTCTCCATACCATCAGATACGTACTCAAGAATTACAGACTCACCTGACATATGTGAGCTAAAGTTAATAACTCCTGCTTTCTTATCAATGGTAAATGTTGGATTTCTGTTGGCAGTTTCAGTATTTAAACCATATCTTGCGCCAATACCTCTTTCAAAATACCAATCTCCATCGTAATACCAACCTTCCTGCCCGTCAAATGGACTACCCGGATTCAAGTAAATACTTTTTTGAACACCTGTAATACGATCCCAATCAAGCTCAGAAAACTGTGGCTCTAAAGCATTACCATTCTGATCGAATAAAATCTTACAATTGTTGTCCTGAAGATATGCTTTAGCAGATTGAACTTGAATGTTCTCAGTCATAGGTCTAATCCAACCATCCTTGTATAATGATATACGAACCCAATTAACGTAGTCTGACGGCAATACAAAGCGTAGTTGGTCACATACTGTCAACTGAAGCACTTTAATCTCTTTAAACGCATCGTAATTCAATTCTTGAATAGCACGTTTTGCGTGGAAGATAATTTTGTATCTCTCCTCGTTATTTACTAATGAATGGTTTCCTGAATACATCAACAAGAAATTGTTGACGATATCGTGTAAGCTTACATACTGATAAGACCCCCAATTGGCGTCCTCAGGCTGATTTCCACCATTCTCGTAGTACTGATACTGTGAAATATATGCCATGGTCTATTATTGTTGTATACTAAATGCAGGATTCTCTGCTTGTTCTTGTTGTATTCCGTACTGAGCAACTTGAATCTCTCTAATTGACATACCACAGTATTGAAGAATTTTCATGACTAATTTATATTCATCTTCACCCGGTAACTCAAAATCTTGATAGTCAGGTTGAGACTGATCAAATGTAGGCTCTCCGTTTAACAGGTTAATATATGTCCATTTAGGGTCTTTAGGTAATCTAAAGTAAGAACATTTTGCTGATGACACACCATTTATAACATCAGGATATATCGTAATGATATCTCCTTCAATAATATATGATGGATACTTTGTAGTAGGAGCTGTAAGCATCGAATCTAATAACATATATAGACGAGCGTTAGCAACCTTTTCTGCGTCACCTAATCTTGTTGTTCCTGTAGAATCAAAACAAGTTAATCTACTAATCATATAGAAGTTATGACCTGTTGTTGTTAATGATGGAACATAATATTGATTTGTTGTTGGTGCAACTTGAGTAAGAGTATCATTTCTTAAAAATCCCTCTAAAACTTCAGCTATAGGATTTTCAATATCAGCATACTCTGTACCTGATACCCTTGCATTTTCAGCGTTAATAGCTTTATTATAGCTGCTATAGTACTCTTCATATATCTCCATTTGAGCCTGCTTCGCAAATAAATTGAAGTCAGAGGGAGAAATATATCCGTAGTTATTCTTATTAAGAATAGACAGTACGGTGTTTCTTACTGAGTTAATCATTGAAATATCTTTTCACAAAGATACAAAAAAATAAAGGTGCCACTAGGACACCTTTACCAAACAAACAAATGAGCATAACTCTAAAACAACATTGCAAATATAATGTTATTTATACATTTTCCAAATGATGCTCTAACATTTTCAATGCTTCAACACCTTCATCGGTTTTAAGATACATTGCAACAAGCACATATGGGTCTTCACCGTAAGGTATATTCATCATTTTTTTCTTATTAGTTGGGGTGCTATACCACACCTCTTTGTTTCCATTTCGGAAACCAAGTAATCCCATGTCAAAGAAAATATGTACCTGAGATTGAAGATGTAACATAGGATCTTCTAATGATTGTAAGAATGCTCCCGGATAGTTACGTGCATAGATAAGTACATCTCTCTTCATCTCTGCAGTAGTAACACGACTAACGTCTCTGTTAAACAATACTCTGTAAACTGTCTCAAGTTGCTCGATTGAAAGCTCACGAGCTCTAATTAATGCATCAACCTCAGTAGTTAAGTATTCAACTTCTTCTTGTGCATCACGCTCATTATTTACTTCCTCAAATGCAACACCATTCATAGGATGATAATAAAGGAACTCTTGAAGTACAGGATTGTTTTTAGGTACGTTTAAGAAACCATTTTCAAAAATGATTGGTTCAATCACAGCATTACCATCTTGCTCATCCTCAAAAGGACTCTTTTGGTTAATTGCGTATCGTAATGGTTTATTGACGTTTTCTTCTTCATCATACCACAATAACGGATAACGTTTTGTGTTTCTTGATGATAACATATAAGATAAAGGAGCTTTATCTGTTTTGAGTCGATAGACTCTGTCGGCAGCAGCCAACTTCACTTTTCTTGACATAAGATATAATATAATTAAAGTTTACAATAAAAATAGAGAGGGGCCGAAACCCCTCTCATATTATGGTGTTAGTTATGCACCGTAGCGGAACAATACGAAGTTATTTGCACCAAGTGTACATACAGCACGCTCAGACAAGAAGTTAACTTCCATTGCATCGAGGTCGCTTGTAGCAGCACCACCGGCAGAACCTGTAATCCAAGTTTTGTAACGGCGATCTTCAGTCTCAGACGCACGGTAACGAACGTGTAAGAATGGACGCTTAGCGTTTTTACCAAGGATTTGGTCATATACAGTTGTTGAACCTGCAGGTACAAGAAGACCTGTGATTACGTTAGCTGTAGTAGCTCCTGTAGCAGATGAAGCCAAACCACCACGCATTGTTGGATCGTTTAAGTATTTCCAATCTGTTTTGTAGAAGTCATAACCACGGCGGAAACCTGAGAAACCAAGGTTAAGAGCCATATCACGGTCATTGTCAAACAAACCATAAGAAGTACCTGCAGCACCGTAAGAGTTTTGAGCAGCCAACATATCATCGATATCGAAGCTGAAATCACGGTTTACGAACAATACGTTCTCTTCGATAGATCCTTGTTTGTCAAGGCGAGAGATGATTGTGTCGAAGTCAGCTAAGGTAGTTGGGTTACCACCACCCCATACGTTACCACGAGAGTTAACTACGTAGAATACACCCTCAGATCCTTTGTTACCATAGATTGGGTTCAAAGTAGAGTTAGCAACACCTGAGTTAGGCTCAGCAGGAACAGCTTCCAACATTGCAGTTTCAAGGTAGTCTTCAAAACGTAGACGAGTTTCGTGCTCTGATTTCAAATACCAAAGGTATCCTGAAGCACCGTTCTCAGTAGTTACTTCAACCCAACCAATTTGAGCCATATCAGAACCGTTAACAGAGTACTTGTCTTTGATGATGATTGGGCTGTTAGAGAAGATCTCATCGTCAGCTTCCAATGAACCAATCATACCTGTAGTACCTTTCTTGAACTCAGAACCATAGATAAATACAGTAAACTCATTAGCTATAGAACCGTTAGTCATACCGTTATTTTCGTAGAAAGCAACTGTAAATTGACGAGTAGAAGTGTTAACAGAAGTGATGATACCTTTGTTTTGAGTTGGACCTGCAACGTTAGGAGTAATCATTACAGTTTGACCTGCACGAACAGCGATACCAATGTTGTTTGTTACTACATATGTATCATTCACTTGGAATGTAGCACTGTCAGCGTTAGATAAAGGAGCTGTAGAAACAACGTTAGTATACTTAGTGTGAAGACGACCTTGTTCTGCCCATTTGATTTGGTCAGAGATAGATGGTAATTCAGCACCAACCATACGAAGGAAAGATGCAACGGTACGGTTTCCGTAACGCTCAAATTCTTTCTCATATGTATCAGGTAAATACTGATTCATGAAGTTAAATCCGTTTGAAGGGATATAGTTAGTAGATAAAGCTACCTGCTCAGAACTCGGCTGTAACTGATAGCCCGGGGTAGATAATAAAGACATTTTTTTCTTTTTTTAATTGTTTATATTCTTTTTGCACTTTTGATTTTCAATCCACGACCTGAGTCAGGATTTACTTCTCGGATTTGCATTCCTCCTTTTGGAGCCGCCTCAGGTGCTCTACGCTCAGACATATTAACGTTCTTAATTTTTTTGTTAATGTCATCTGTCGCATCAGCTTGCCCTTGTTCGTAGAAGAACTTAGCGAACTTCTCAGGATTCATTGCGATTGCTAAAGCTCTATGGTATCCTACAGCATCACTAATCATTCCGCTCTCATCCAAATACTTATTAATAAAGTTTGTTGGAGTTGATTGTAATTTCTTTAGCTCTGTTGCATCACCCGGAGAAAAAACCACTTTCTTGTTGTCAATATTGAACTCAAAACCTTTGAACTCTTGACTAAACACATCTTCAGTTTTCTTTAGAAACCAATCACGTTTGCGATTGCTTTCTTCCTCTAGTGTTTTAGCTTGTTGTATGTATTGTTTATACGCCTCTAATTCTTCTCTCTCTTCTGTAGGAATTTGACTTCCCCTTGACTCAAGAGGTTGCTTGTATTTTTCCTTTTCAGAGTTAAAATAATCTTTGGCCTTAGCAATAGCCTTCTTCTTAGCAATCTTAGCTTTCTTAATGTATGAGTCATCATCAAGATCCTCATCATAAGTATACTCTTCCATCATGGCTTCAATGTCTTCGTCATCAAGACCAACCTCTGTAGCCATGAGGTATTGCTTTAAAAGTTTGTTAGGATCCATTTCATCGAAGTCCTCTTGCAATTTCAAGAAGTCTTGGATGCCACGACCTGTTTCTTTTTTATACTTAAGGAATGCCTCAACGTCTTCAGGTAACGGTTCGTTCTCTGCACGTTGTGCCATCAACTCATCAAATGAATTGATTTCCTTATTGTATCTTTTTCCTAAATATGAAAGAAC